TCGAAACAGAATATTTAATTAGAAAAGATTTATGAGTAAAGGAAAAACCAAAACAAGAGAACAAACCACGCTGCCAGACTGGCAAATGGATCTTTTTAAAGATTTTTATGAGCGATCTAAGCAAGCTGCTGATATGCCTTTCCAGGGTTTTACAGATCAAAGATTTGCTCCTTTATCACCACAAGAATTAGAAGCACAAGCAGCAATACAAGGCTTATTTGGTTCATCTTTTGGCTATGATCCAACAGCACAACTACAACTGTTAGCTGGTCAAACTGCACCAACAATTGGTGATGTACCATCTTTGTTAGATGTAGACATAGGTGCATATCAATCACCATATCAACAACAAGTTATTGATTTGGCATTAGAAGATATTGGCAGGGTAGAAGATGTGCAAAGACAACAAGCACAAGAACAAGCCATGCGTGCGGGTGCTTTTGGTGGTTCAAGAGGTACTATCTTTGAACAAGAAGCATTAAGACCATTACAAGAAGAAAAACTAAGAACTGTTGCTGGTTTACGACAAGCAGGATTTGAACAAGCACAAAGGGCTGCTGAAGCTGATATAGCAAGACAGCAACAATTAGCTATCTTAAGACCAGAACTAGAATTACAAGGCAGAGCGCAACAAGCTGGTTTACTAGGTGGACTACTAGGCGGACAACAGCAAGCGCTAAGCGGTATGCTTGGTATTGGTGGTTTAGGCAGAGGCTTAGAACAGGCGCAAAGAGATTTTGCTTTCCAAGAGTTCATGAGAGAACAAGGTTATCCAGCATATCAATTAGGATTACTTGGTCAAGGTTTGGGCATGATGCCACAACTAACAGGTAGAAGAGGAACAACAAGCCAAAGAAGCGCAAGTTTAAGTGATCTAGGTGCATTTTTAGAAGGTGGCGCACAAGCAGGATTATTTGGTGGATAATAAATTATGGCAATAGTAAATTTACAAGGACTAATACCTAAAACACCAGAAGAAGAATTGCTTGAGGGCGTTCCTGGTTTGAATATATCACCATTACCATCTGGTATTGACTTAACACCACCACCGCCAAATGTGCCAAAATTTAGAGGCTATGGTGATTTTCTTGCACAAAGAGGTGGTTTTGCTCCAGAGGATTTAAGAACTAGAGAAGAATTGATGGGTATGACACAAGCTGAAGTAGATGAATACCAAAGACAGAGAAGGCAGGCTAGACGAGCTGGTATTGGTGAAACTTTATTAAGAGTAGGTCAAGCATTTCAAGGTAAAGATGCAACTGCTTTAGCTATGCAAAGAGAGCAAGCTAGAAGAGAAATGGAACAAGAGCGTATAGTCCTAGAAAGACAGCCAGAACAAAACAAACTGCTTGACGAGGCCATAAAACAATCACCAAACATTACTGAGGCAAGAAAAAAATATTTATATTCATTACCTTATGAGCAAAAACAAGCAGCTTTTCTTAAATTTGCACAGCCAAATGAACAAAAACTGACTGCTGCAATACAAGATTATGAGTATTTTACTAAATTATCAGAAGAGGAAAGATTAGCATTTTTGCAGGGTACTGGTAGAGGCGCATACAGTCCAGAGCTTATAGAGGGAAAAAGAATTGCACAATCACCTGGGGGCTTAGATTTAACACCCGGCCAGAAAAAAATAGATGAAACTTTTGCTAATACTTTGGTTAAATGGGAAGGCGGTGAAAAACAACAGGCTGCATCAAACATAGCTAACTTGGAAAATAAATTAGGATTATTGTTGCGAGGCGCTAATGTATCTGGTCCAGAGTATGCTTTTATACCAGAAGGATTAAAACCAGTTCTTGTGCCAGGATCAGAAGGTTTTAGGGATGAAATTAGTGACATAGTTTTCCAGTCATTAAGAGCTACTTTAGGTGCACAGTTCACAGAAAGAGAAGGGCAAAGATTAGTAGCTGCAACTTTCAACCAAAACTTACCAGAAGAATACAACATACCTAGATTGCAAAGATTGTTAGCTAAAACAAAGGCTATATATAATGACAAGCAAACAAAAATAGATTACTACAATGAAAATGACACTTTGAAAGGGCATGTAGGTGAACCTTCTTCATTTGATGATATTTTAGATGCGGTATTTTTTGATGAATTAGGACAGCTAACCAACGAAGAAATAGTAGAAAGGTACAAAGCAGCCCCAACAACAGAAGAAAGATTAACGATCCTCAGATACGCTAAGTCGTTGCAACAGGAAACTAAGTAAAAATGTCATTATTAGATGATCTAAAAAAAGTTGATGAAATAGAAGAGGTTGTCACTAAAGCTGATCCTATAGAACAACCTGTTTTAGCGCAAGCAGTTAAAAATTTACCAGGCAGTACATTAAAGCTTGGTAAAGACATAATTGATTTAATAATACATCCTGTGACAACAGCAAAATCAATTTTAGAACTTGGTAAAGGCGTTGCATCTTTAGCTATTCCTGGTGAGCAACCCTCAGAAGAAACAGCAAAAGCTGTTGGCAGGTATTTTGTAGATAGATATGGTAGCTTGGATAATATTAAACAAACTTTTGCTACTGATCCGGCAGGCTTTTTGGCTGATGCGGCATCAGTTTTAACAGGAGGTGGTGGTTTATTAAGAAAAGGTCCAGATATAGCTACATCTAAAATAGGAGCAGCAGCACAGTCGCTTGGTGAGGCTATAGATCCTGTCACCGCTTTGCTTAATCTGTCTACACAAACAGCAAAACTTACAGGTGCAGGCACACGTGAGCTTTTGGGATTGACAACAGGCGTGGGCGGTGAGGCTATAACACAAGCAGTACAAGCTGGCAGAGTTGGTGGCGAAGCCCAAGCAAGATATATACAAAACTTAAGAGGACAAGCAGATCCAGCAGATGTTGCTAATAGAGCTTTTGAAGCACTAAAAAACATGGGTTCTGAAAGAGCTGCTCGATATACACATGGTATTGAGGGTTTAAAATTAGCCGAAAAACAAGTGAACATGCAGCCTATACAAAAGGCAGTTGACGATATGGTTAAAGAGTCTTTATTCGAAGGTGTACCCAAGTATTCTAAATCTACTATGGCAAAAATAGACGAGTTAAAAGCTACAGTAGCCGAGTTTATGGAAAACAATTTAACTCACACAGCAGAGGGTATGGATATATTAAAAAGAAAAATAGATGATTTATATCCATTACAAGCACAAGCAACGGGTGAGGCAAGAATTGTTGCGAGCTTGCGTGCCAAAGTTAAAGAAGAAATTGTAAAACAAGTGCCAGAATATGCCGAGGTAATGAAACCTTACGAGGAAGCTATAAGACTAGAAAGAGAAATAGCTAGAGAATTGTCATTGGGTAATAAAGCATCAGCAGGAACAACTTTAAGAAAATTACAATCTGTAATGAGAAACAATGTAAATACTGGTTATGGTAATAGATTGGAGCTGTTGAATAAATTAGATCCTGAATTATTACCAGACTTATCTGGTCAAGCATTATCAGAATTTACACCAAGGGGCTTACAAAGAGCTGTTGGCGGTGGAGCTGCTGCTTATGGAACATTTGTTGATCCAACAGTTATGTACGGATTACCATTACAATCACCGAGACTTATTGGCGAGGCTGCCTTAAAAACAGGTCAAACGCAAAGAATTTTAGATACTTTGATGAAACCATTACCAGTTGTACCATTATTAAGAGGTGGCAGAATAGTTGAAGAAGCTACAGAAGAACAAGAAACATTAACGCCAGAGGCACTAAAAGGCTTAGCAGAGTTAGATAAACTATTACAATAAATTAACATGAGCAGGCCTACTGATAAAGTCGGCAAAGCAGGTGAATATCTGACAGCTTCGATACTGTCAATGGTTTGTGAAGATGTGGTCCTTACCACCCCACCATCAACAACAGATATAATATTTCAGTACCAAGATAGGTTATATAAATGCCAAGTTAAAGCTAAATCTAAAATAGAACCAACCAGAGAGAACTGGCGGTTTGATTTGCGCAGAAGCGGTAATACCAAAAAAAGAGAATATAAAGATAACGCTGTGGATATATTTGCTTTGGTTTCTATACCTCATAGAAATATAGTCTTTGTGCCTAAGCTTCCACAAAGCCAAATTACATTGATTGATGAACACATGAAGAATAACGATGCAATTAAGAATCTGTTAGACGTGTTAGATAATTTATAAGTTATCTATATCAAAAGTTATCTCTTGTTTCTTATAATGTTTAGCAGAGTTAATTCCTACTTTGAGAAAATACTCTGCTAACTGTTGCGGATCTTTGTCACAATCATGCGCAAACTTTAATAAGTTTCTAACGAGATACCTGTTTACATAAATGGGTTTATTATTATTTCTTTCTTTTTCAATAACATCATCAAATTCAGAAAGTTTCATATTCATCTCCTTAACAAAGTATCAGAGTTCTTCTCTATACCTTATTAGTTCATTTAGATACCATTGGCATTTTTTTAAATCTTGAATGTTCTCTTCTTTATCCTTATGTCTAAAAAAATATTTCCAAATATTACCCTCAAGATATGCTTCGTATCCTTGTGAGCCTAGTCTATCTTTTATGAGATCTATACATTCAACAATCCCTTGATAATGTTTAGGCTTATTTACCATATCTGCTTTTATATTACTAACCTTATCCCATTCTTCTGGTTTTACATCATCTATTGACATTTCCACTCCTTTTTTAAATTTTTTGTTGTAATATCGTACATTTACATATATATTATAACAAATCAAAATAAAAAGGGAGATTTAATGAGTAAAGACAAAACTTTTTTAGATACCAAACAGCTTGCTGAGCGATGGATGCGCTCTCCACGAACAATAGAGGGATGGCGAAACAAAAAAATTGGGCCAGATTATTTGAACTTAAATGGCAAAATTGTTTATGATATTGAAGAGATCATAAGAGCAGAAGAGGAAGCAAAGGTATCACATGAAGCACGCACTACTTAGCCCATCATCAGCAGATAAATGGACTGAGTGTCCAGGTATGCCAACGCTTGCAGCAAAGGTTGATTATCAAGTTGGTTTACCAGCAGCAGTTGGTACTTTGATTCACAGCATGACAGAACAGCTCTTAAAGGGATTCTTAGTAGATGTGACGCTTGAAGATTATTGGTTAGGCAAGACAGAACTGGTAGAGGATTTTGAAATAGTAGTGGATCAAGACATGATTGATTGTGCAAAAATTTATGTAGATTATGTGCAAGATAGAGCAAAAAGATTAAATGGCAAATTATTAGTAGAGCAGAAAGTTAGATTACAAGAAATATCAGAAGATTTATATGGTTATGCAGACGCACTTATTATTACACCACACAAAATGTGTGTGATTGATTTGAAAACAGGTAAATATCCTGTAAGTCCAGAGCATAACAAACAAGCCATGATTTACGCTATAGGCGCATTATCAAGATATGGTAATGAAGATACAGAAATTGAGATTACTATAGTGCAACCTAGAGCCACTTGGGGCGGTGGTCCTATAAAGACTTGGACAACAAGTGCTGAGTTTTTGGTTAACTGGGCATACGATTTTCTACAGCCACGCGTTGATGCGTGTCTTGATGAAAACCCTGTATATGTATATGGGGATCATTGTCGTTGGTGCAACGCAAGAAGCATTTGCGATTTATATAAACAACATAATAAAGGAGAAAATAATGACGGAAAATAAAGAACCGATAACTTTTAGTTTTGAAGAGGGTGGTACAGAATATAATTTTGACGATCTCAATGATGAGCAAAAGTTAGTTTATAACAAATTAGCCATGGTTGAGCGACAAAAGAATGATTTTGTTGCCAATGCTAATTTTGAAGTAGAAAAATTAGATATTCTACGGGTTGAATATTCACGAAGATTGCAAGAAGCAGTTGAGAGTGAGTCAAAAGTAGAGGTGGCTGAATGAGTCTAGCTGATATACGAAAGAAAACTAAGCAGAAACCACCACGAATAATCGTGCATGGAGAAGCTGCTGTTGGTAAAACGTACTTGGCTTCACAAACTAAAAACCCAATCATGTTAGATGTTGAAGATGGTCTGGGTAAGATTGAAATGGATCATATCCCATGTAAAACTTACTCAGATGTCATGGCTAATTTAGATGAACTAGCAACTGAAGAACATGAATATAAAACGGTTTGTGTGGATTCATTAGATTGGTTTGAACGATTACTTTGGGAAAAAGTTTGTGCTGATAATAATTGGCAATCAATCGATCAACCAAGCTACGGAAAAGGCTATGCAGAAACCCTTAGATATTGGGGT